AGTTGTTGGCGTAGTTGTTAAACTTGCAGTTCCTGTTTGTGGTAAGCTATTTGAACTATAAGCAAAAGTAGCACCATCTAAAGCATTTACCGTAATAGTATTATTTACTGTATTTGGACAGCTTCCATTAGTAGTATATACAACAGTATAACTTCCAACCGTTGAACTGTTTAAAGTAATAACACCAGTTGAACTATCAATACTTAAATTACCAGTTGATTCGCTAAATGTACCACTTTGACCAGTTATTGTTGGTGCTGGTGTTGTTAAAGAATAAGTTCCGTGATATGCAATTACTCCAGCGTTTGGCATATAGTAAGTAACACCGCCTAATACGTGAGTATGATTTGTTCCATCTGAACTTACTGCATTAGCAGCAGAAGCAGTAGAATATAGTGGATAATAACCCTCTACAGCTAAAGCACCAGTTGGCATTTGACAATAAGCACTTGCTGAATAAGTTACTGTTGCACTATCTAAAGGTAATTCTGAAACTGTTACTTGAGCAGATGTGTTAGAACAACCATTGCTATCTGTAACCGTTACTGTGTAATTACCAGAAGTTGCACTAATAGTCTGAGTAGTTGCGCCTGTTGACCATAGATAAGAAGTAAATCCAGCTCCAGCATCTAAAGTCGTGTTAGACCCAATACAATAAGTTAATGTTCCTGTAATAGCTACAGTTGGCAAAGGGTTGACAGTAACATCTACAGAGTCTGTAGAAGAACATGCACCGTTAAATCCTGTTACTGTGAAGGTAGTGTTTGTTGTAGGGTCAACTGTTATACTAGCACCTGTTTGTCCTGTGGACCAAGAGTAAGTTGTAGCACCTGTTGCAGTTAGAACAGTACTATTTCCAGTACAAATAGCAACGTCAGCACCAGCAGAAACAACAGGAATAGAGTCTATAGAAATAGAAGTTGTAGCAGTGTCAGAACTTGGAGCAGTATAAGTCACAACATAAGTTCCAGGAGTAGAAGCAGATAAGTCTACCTGTCCAGTAGAAGTAGATATAAATACTAGTCCAGTAGTACTAGAGAAAGTTCCCCCAGTGTCTCCAGTTATACCAGGAATTGGGTCTGTTCCATCTTCGCAAAATCTAGCAGCACTATATGAAATAGCTAATCTATCCCCTCCAGTTGCACCAGATGGCATGTAAAATAAACCTTTTTTTCTATTTGGATTGTAAAATATAGCCATCTTTATTCTATTGGTAAATCACAATTATTATAACTAAAAGGAAGTCTAAATCCTATATTCATCCCCCACCCTGTTAATTCATCTTCAAATCTTTCTGTAAAACTAGTCAAAGTTCCTGATCTAACTAAATTAACTTTTAACCAATCTACATTATTGCTAGTTGCTGTCTTTTGCTCAAAGTAAGAAACACAATCTAAAAGCACTTGACACATATCAGACTTAACATCATTCTCATTAGACTCGTCTTTGTTTACTAAGTCCATAGCCATGACATTAAAATTCCAAGTAAAAGTCCCATCACCTAAATTAGCTGGCTGGTCAGCTACCCAAAACAAAGGATAATTAAAGTCTGTTAGCTGGTTATGTTCTACTATTTCCCATAGATCTCCATTGCCAAAGTTCTCTATTTGCTTATGGTTAGTAGCAAAAGTTTTAAACTCTTTTAATATTTGATTATAGGTTAATATCATTTTTTACTATTTCTATATTCGTCTCTCCAGCAATCGCTTCTACTGCTACCACCTAAATAAAAACTAGTTTGGTAAGCTGTTTTTCTTGGGTGTAAATCGTCACTATTTTCCTTATACTTAGGGAATAGATTATCGTTGTCACATAAGTAGTTAATTAACCTAGCTTCTCTTTCTTCTGCTTTGTTCTTCCATTCGTCTCTAAGATATTGCAAGTCTTGGTAGCTAATAGGGTTGCTATTCTCACTGTTTTTAGTTGCTACAGATTTGTTTCTATATTTAAATAGCATTGATGTACTACATTCATACATTGTCCATTGAGCCATAGCTGGAGCAATATATACGTCCAACAAATTAACTTCGTCACTGTTTAAAGTTCCAGCAGTTATCTTAGTTTTTAAATCTTCATAGAATGGAGTCCCTAGAATTGGATGGATTCTTAACTCCTGACAGTCTTTTATACTTGGTAGAATTAATTTTACATCTACATTCTCGTCAATAAGAGTAGTGTTCTTTACGTATTGTTCGGATATAAATAAAACTGCCATTATATATCGTGTTTAATTTTAATTTCGTTTCTTACATTTTTAGCTCTACTGCTATATGGTTGTAACACTAAAGCCTCTAAGTCATCTTGTATCATTTGAGCCTCTGTCTCTGCTGCTATTTTTCTAGCTTTTAATATTTGATAACTACTTAATTTCATTTCTTTTTACGTACTATTTGCATTTCCCAGATGTGTCTACAGAATGGAGTTGTTTGTCCTGTGTTTGGGTTATTATACCAACCACCTCTTTTAGTAAATATGTCTATTCCAGACTGACCAAAATCATTAGTTAACAATTCTAATTGTTGTAGAGTATATCTTTTAACTCTAGATAAAGCCATCATTCTTATGCAGAAAGGTCTACTCTGTGTCTGTACTGCTGGAGCGTCAGGTCTTTCAGCATACTTATAAACTATAAATGTTTCATCCTCTGGTCTTTGAATACTTTGTTTAGCGTCTTCAGTAGGTTTAAAATCATTATCTAAAGCACCAGCATTCTGTAACTCAGATATTAAATCATTAACCTCAGATTGTTGTAATTGTAAAGCCTCAGCTATTTCAGTCACAGGCATGTTAGGATTATCAATAAGAAGGTCTAAGATACTTTTTTCAACTCCAGTTAAAACTCTATCAATAGCAAATTTATAATCCTTTAAAAGCTGTGTTTCAAATTGTCTAGCATCTTCTAAACTTGTAATAGGTTTAACAAAAGATTGAACTGTCTCAATCTCTTCTATGTCTATTCCAGTTGCTTCTAATTGGTTAAATAGTATTTCATCCTCTACGTCTGCAAACTCTTTTTTAAGACTTTCTGTAGTTCTAGAAACACTACCAGTCAAGCCAATAAGCTGTCTAATTTCTTCAATAGACATATTGTCTAGAACTTTAGTTGCCACCAGTGGACTTAGTATTCCAATAGCTTCAGCTACTTTGTTAGTCTCCACTTCGCTTTGTGGCAATCCTATCTTCTCTCTTAATTCGTTTTGTGTCATAGCACCTAGAACAGCAGTCTCACTAAAGTATCTTTGGACAGGTTCTATTTTCTGTATTCTTAAAGGTTGACCATTAACACCATTATAGTTAAGAATTGAATTTATTAATTCGTTAAATACTTTTTGTTCTGGGTCTATTTGTAGATTCTGATATAATTGAGAAGCTACTGCAATCTCATCGGCATTGTTACCTAAACCTGAATTTTCTTTAATACCAAAAAGCTGAGGACTTGTTATTCCATGAGCTGTGAATATTTCTTCTCTTATTTGGTTATTTAGATTTATAAACCTTTCATCTTGTCCATTAACTGGAATTGGCATAATCTCAGGATGGTCACTAGCTTGGTCTGTAAATGATAGCAAAGGCTTTCCAGCATTGTCAGCACCAGTAGCATAACCTTTAAACCTTCTTTCAATCTCAGCCATTTCCTCGTCATTTGGTTGACCATTTTTAAACGAGATTATATAACCAGCAGATAGATTATTTTTAATATTACTTAAAGTAAAATTAGCTATCTCAGCATCTGACTCTAAATAAGGTATAGCAGAAACATAGTCAGGCAGTGGATAAGCTCCTAAATCTGGTCTATATTCTTTGTAATAAACAACATAATCAACGTCAGGTCTAGCATCTTCATTGTAAGGGAATTGCTGTAATACCTTAAAGTCATCATTATTTTTTGGGTTTCTTGCGGACCAATCGTCTGTATAATAATACAAGTCATTGTCAACACCTGTTCTAACATCTGCAAAATCTATGTGGTTAACTGCTGCTATCTTATTGTTTTTAGACATTCTAACCTGTAGACAAAAACCACCGTAAACCTTTTTATCTTTAGCTAGTTTACCAATTAAATCGTCTAGGTTTTCATCTTCATTAGGGTGTCTTATAAATCCATTAACATAAGCCTTCTCTGTAAATGTTAATTTCTCATCTATAACAAAACCCTGACCAACAATAAACTTAACTTTACTATTAATAATTTGGTTATGTTTACTAGACTCATTATAAAGTTTAGTTAAGTAGTCTGGGTAAGTGTTTTTATAAGGTCTGTCTGTTCCGTATTCGTACCAGTCTCCCTTCTTAGACTCTTTAAACTCAGGTAATTCATACCCTCCAAAATTTAATGGGATTAGTTTTACGCTCATTGTCCTGGGTTATATACTACATTTGTAGTTGGTGAAACTGTATGTTGAGTAAATGACGGTTGATATGTTGAGTCTATTAATTTCATTTTTCCCTGTTCTACTTCGTTTAGTCCTGTTGGGTTTAGGTTTGTTGTGCTGTTTTGTTCATAAACTTTGTATTTATAAAAGCCTGGAGACCCTAGGTCCAGACTTCCACTTGTTGGGTTATTAGTACCCTCTATAAAGTTAAATTCGTTATATCTACTTTTATTAGTGCTTATGTCTGTTATGATAGTATAATATTTAGTCTTAGTCTGGTCACTTTCAAACTCAAACAAATAATCTGGGTTTGTCAGTTGACTAAGTTCAAATAAGGTTGCTACAAAATTAGTTGTAGTGTTCTTATTTATCACTATCATTTTTCTTTTTTTTCTTTGTTTCAAAAACCCAATCAATGTCTAATTTCTTTAGAGTTGGGATATTTTCTTCACTTACTAAAATACTAAAATGTTTTAAGTGAACTGTTTTTCCTATGTATTCTTTTTTTAACATAATTTAAATTTACTAAAAAAAGGGGACAGTTTAACCCACCCCCCTTTCATACAACAAAGAACAATTAAGCACTAATTGTCAAACCAGCCACTACAGATGACTGTACCCCATAACATGGGAACTGACTCTTGTCAGTAATTTCTATTTGGTATTGGTTAGGGTCACCATAAGCCTGCCCAGTTTGTCCAACTAAAGACGAACCTTCTGCAAAATTATCATTCCCTAAAGCCCAATAAACACCGTTGTTATCTTTTACAATGACGAACAATCTTGCAAGTAAAAGCATCTTTATAGAATTAGATTTAGCAGCACTCATTTTATTAATAGTAAAAGCTAAAACATTGTCGTAAAAAGAAGTCCCTCCAGTTTGGTCTACAGTTGCTGTAGATGTCAAACTCCCTGACTCTTTCTTTAACTCATATCTATAAAAATTAGTTGCTCCTGTTTGCGTAATAGCAGAAATATCTCCGTTAGCTACAGTAGTAGCAGTTACATTATCTCTCTCTGAGATTAATACTTCTACTATTCCGCCTAAGCTATCTGAGCAATCTCTTGCTTGTCCGTTACTTAATACACATGACATAATTAATTGATTTTCAGTTAGTTAGCGTTTCAGCTAACAGTTATTAAAAAAGGGGGAATTTAATCCCCCATTAAATTTATACTAATAAGAACTCTACTACTTGGTCAGGAAATGCAACATTTACACCTCTTCTAAAAGCCATAGTAACTTTATAAATTCTATCATTGTCATCGTACCAACTTCTAACATCGTTAGACTCTTCACCTGGTAAGTCAACACCAACATAAATGTTAGATGCTCTCATAAGGTAACAGTTACCAAATGTTAAACCTGAAAGACCAGGAGTAGCACAAACAGTAACATTAGGGAAACCGATTAACGGAAGCTCAGAAGTAAACCCACCATCTACAACATAATGGAAATAGTTTCCATCAGCTATAGCTTTTTGGTACTTTAAGAAAGTATCCATTCCTACAAACAATTTTAAATCGTCTGCATCCATGATATCTTCTGGCATTAATTCAGCCATTCCAGTTAAAGCTCCAATAACATTACTAGCTAATATACCAGTTCCAGTAGTAATACCAGTAGGGTTACCATTAACAGCAGTTGCAGCAGCAATAATTTTATTTAATCCATCATACTTTGATAGGTTAGCAGTTCCAGAAGTTGTGTCACCTTGCCAGTCAGCTACTTCAATAGCTTTCTGTAGTTTAGCAACTTTCTCAGCAAAGTATAACTCTTCGAAAGGAATCTCTTCTTTTTCACCAGTTAAACCAGCTTTTAACATAACTGCTGTATATTTAGCAGCTAGATCAGTCATACATAAATCTTCATGAATTGCAACAGCGCCAGGTGTAATAGTTCTTTGTGACAAAGTAGTAGAACCACTTGCACTTCTAGAACATCCATCAGCTTGAAAAACAACATCACTAGATAGTATGTTTATTGTAGTAGGTCCTTTCACGCCATCCTGAATGTTAGCGTATTCTGAAAGTCTACCACCAGCTACAGACTTAATGATTAAGTCCATTGCATTTTGTTCGGTATATGCGGCTAAAGCCGAAACATCAAAACTCATAATTTAATTTTTATTTTATTATTTTTTTACTTTTTAAGATACTTATAATATCTTTTTTATTTTCTTTTTTCAAAGCCTTAAAACTAGATGGTCTTTTAACTACCTCGTCTTTAGTTGGCTCTTCTAACATTTTCTCTGTTAAGTTTAGCAACATAGAAAAAGACTCTTTAAGATTATTTATTTCTTCTTTTAGTTCGTTGTTTTCTTCTGAAATAGTTGCTTCCATTCCGAAAACTTTTTCAGTCACAACAGACTCTATAATCTTTTTTGCTTCTCTTTCTTGAGCTTCACTTAAAGGACTAGACATTTCTTCCTCTTCTACAGATTCTGCTTCTACTTCTGGCTCAGCCTCTTCCTCAGCTTCCTCAACTTCAACAATCACACCACCCTCAGTAGAGATAACTCTACCATCAGATAATTCATGTCTACCGTCTGGAGCTGGCAAAAGTTCACCATCTGCGTCAACAACTACAGCAGCACCCACAACCACCTCAGGCTCAACTTGAGCTACTGTACCGTCAGCCAGTACAACATCCTCAAATTTTTCCTTTACAGTTTCAGTAGATTCTTCCACGTTGTTTTCAGTAGTTTCAGCAAATTCCTTAGAATCGTTTTCAATGTCAACACCCTCAGTTTTAAAAATGCTTTTAATCTCATTGAATAACTCTTTTAATTCACTCATAATATATATTATTTATACTATTATATATATAACAAATAATCAATAGTTAAACAATTAACTACTAACTATTTTTAAATTAATATTTTTTTACACACTTTCCATTTTTCTTAACATGACCTGGAGGACACTTTTTATATAAATCTAAAGAATGATTTTCTCCTACCATATACCAAATATTGCCATCATATTCATGCTCGTGTATTCCTTCAACACCTAAATCCTCAGCAGCTTTTAAAGCCATTTCTTTAGATGCATAAGCTAATCTATCATCTATAATGGCTAACTCTTTATTTATTACCATACTAATAAAATTGTTTTTTTTCTTTTCTTTATATTTTTTAACTACAGAAATAATTTTTCCAATTAAACTAGTAGGATATTTAGTTGCTTTAGCTTCGCCAAAAATCCCTTCTACAGAGAATCCTTTAAATGTACCATCCTTAACCATTTGCCAAACTTCGTCATTCTCTACTCTCATTGATCCCCACCATGAACCGTCTGGAGCATTCTCAAAACCGTCTGGAGCTTTTATTCCCCTTTTACTATCTATGATTAAAGACTCAATTACATAGACTCCATTATCTTTATAGTCAATGTCATGCATTAAATTAATGTTAGAATTATAATTATTCTTAAAGAATTTATTGACTATCTTTTCAATAGTTGGTTTTCTAAAGACTACATAGTATTTTTCGTTTTGGTCGTTTAGTCTAATAATAGGTAAATCTGCTTTCATAAAATAACCACTAACTATTCTTTTGTCTTCGTCTTGGATTTTAAAAGCTGTTTTATATTTGTCTTTGGTTTTCATTTTATTGATTGCCCAATTAACTCCAGAAGTTCCTCCCCACGCATCCCACATCAAACCTCCACAACCTTCACTATAAGGCACGTCTTTGTGTTGTTGGTGTCTATTAAAACTAGCCATTCTGCCAATAGTTTCCCAACTGATATTCTCTTTGTTAGCTAATTGTCTAGCCCTAGTCCATCCTACTTGGGTGCCACAGTCTGACCCGTTTTCTTCTTTATATTCTATAGCCTTCTTAGCGTTGTTAGACGCTGAGTCTGGATAGTCGTTAAACGTCTCTTCAAACTCATGCTTTTGAAACGCTTGCCAGTTACTGAGTATGGCAGGGCTGTCAACGAGTGCGATATAGTCCACTCCAGACTCGTCCTCTTCGTCAATTATTAATTCTAATAAATCTGTTTTATCTTCCATTGTTTTTTATTTAAAATGTTGCCTGTCCCTGAATTACAGAAACTTGGTTTTGTGTGTTAGTTATGTCTGTTTCAGTAACAAATACTTGAGTTTGTTGTTGAGGTACTAGTGTGCTGGTGTTAGCTGGTTGTAGTGTTGGGGGTGTTCCTCCACCGCCTCCGCCTCCTCCACCAAAAGAAGGAGTTTGCTGTTGACCACCTCCAGGACTACTAGTTTGAAATTGTTGTTTAGATATGTTTACAACATTAGCAAGTCCATTAGCAATAGCAATTCCAGCAGCAATAAATGGTTGAGCTGGAAATAAAACTGTCGCTGGGTTAGCAGCAGCACTAGCGAAGATAGCGTTTGCACCTTGGTAAGTTTGCATAATAGCTTGAGCTATTTGTAGTTTTTTATTTATCTCAAAAGCACGTCTCTGACTCTTTTCATTGTCTTTAGCAAAAGCAGAAGTCAAGTTAATTAAAGCACCTACTCCGTCAATAGCCAAACCTATTTTAGCATCTTCTACAGCTTGCTGTCTTTCTAAATCTTCTTTAGCAAACTTCTTTTTAATTTCATTTATTTCGTGTTGTTGAGCTTCTTCTAACACTGTTACATCTTCACCATATTGCTTAGCCTGTTCTATTAGATTAAAATATTTATCTGCTACAGCGTTTTCCTCTTGTTGTTGTTGAGTTAATAAACTTTCAAAATATAGATTTTCTAAATCTTCTTTAGTTTGTAAAAAGTTCATGTAGTCCTCAACAGCTTTATTATCTCTAGCCGCTTGGTCCGCTATGTCTTTAGCATTTTTCTTATCTCTTTTAGCCTTAGCATCTGTGTTTACTTTATCAATTTTATCCTGTTTGACTTTAGCTGCTTTAGCATCCATGTCAATGGCTCTCAACTGAAAACCAGCCAAAGCATTTTCTTGTTGCATTAACTGCTCCTCTAGTTTCTTCAAATCCTCTTTTCCTTGTGCCTCTGTTTCTGCTGGGTCAAAAACTAAAGTGCTAGCTTTCTCAATTAATTTATTAGCTTTTTCACTTAAACCAAAATCAACGTCTATAGGTTCTAGTCCAAATATCTTTTTTCCGATAGATGACTGGGTAATAGTATTTATTACTTTTTGGATTCCTTCACCTAACAAATCTATAACTTTAGTTAACATAAAAGGTATAGCAAACATTGCTTTTATAGTAAACTGTAAAATCTTATTATTTCTTTTACTACCTTGTACCTTCTCTTCATTAACTAATTTCTGAGCAGCTAATTCATTTTTAATTGATTGAACAACTTTTTTCTGTCCGTCAATTTTCATTGTTAATATTTCACGCTCTGTCTTACCTTGTAGTTTTAAGATGTTTTCTTGGTTGTTTAGTGTTTCAAGATTTTTCTTATTTAGTTCTGTTGTTGCTTTTGTAGTTTCTTGTAGTTCTTTACTAGCATTGTCAACTCCGTTTATAGCGTTTTTAATTTTGTCAAAGTTTGCTATTAACTCACCAACTAACACAACTAAAGCACCAATTCCAGTAGCTATAATTGCACCTCTTAAAAACTTAAATGACTTTGATGTTGTGTCTACAGACTTACTAAATAAGCCCATAACAGTTGAGGCTACTATAGTTGTAGCATTGTTTAACTTTTGAAACGCTGTAGAGTTTTTAATAATATTATTAAATAACTTCATAGCGGATTGAGTTCCTTCAATAGCACCTTTAAAAGCCATAGAGATTCCTATAGCTTTTTCTATGTTTCTAACAGTGTCCTCTATAGCACCACCTCCACCACCTAGTAAAATAAAAGCAGCAGAAACGTCACCAACAGCACCAGCAACAGAACCAAGTTCACTTGCTACCTGTTCATTATCTAAAGCCTCCATAGATAGCTCAGTGT